CACCTCTATCAAGCAAATTTTCGAATTGACAAAGAAATTAACGTAATGTCTGCAATTGCAAAGATTATAGAAGTTATATGAAACATTTCCTAAAGTACACTCTTTCGTGGGTATCTCAAAATTTAGCCATACCTTTTTGGACAGTTGGACATATCCACCTGATGACATCTGTTTATGCTGATTTGCATGAAATACTAATGTCATTTGGGATGAACATAATTGTGGCAGCAGGGTTTATCCATGACTTTATAGAATATAGAAAAGAAAAAGTAACCAATAAAAACAAATAAAATGCAAGAACAACCAAGGTTGAACATTGACTTCAAAAACACAACAGCTGTAACTGGCTTTGATGGAGGTCATTTATTTGGACAAGCAATCATTGTCCGTAAAATTTCTAAATTTTTAGTTGGAGCCGAAGAAGACCAGCTAATCCCTATCCCAGTTTTTTATGACATGGAAAGTAAAAAAATCTTACCTGATTCACTCCCACCAGATCTTCGTGATGAATATAAAGATATTATTTTAAGTGTCTAAGAAGCAGATAAAAGATTTATGGGGGTGGTTAAATGAAATCACCCTCTATAAAACTCCTATTGAAAATATTTCGGAAGAATCATGGGAGAAATGGAACTCTTACATGATACATCGATATGTATCTATGAATATAAATTATGTTGAATTAGCTAATTTTGTTCAAACTCTACCATACGAGAACAAACAACAAACATATTTAATTTATAGAGAGATGATTCCAAAAACTAAAACGTTCTTGAAGTACGTTAAGTCAAGAACAAAGAGACAGCCTGCTACTTTGGTAGAGTACGTAGCAAAACATTTTGAATGCAGTTTAGGCGAAGCTGAAGAATACATTGACATTTTACGTGAACATGGTGTAAGACAAGTTTTATACAAAATGGGCGTAGATGATAAAGAAGTAGAAAAACTATTAAAGTAATGGACGACGACAATTCTCAAAGAACATTCCTTAAAGACTGTAGAATTATACCTCAAACTGACTCAGTTGTTGATTCAGTTATTGACCAGTTTGTTTCAAGAGCCACATTTGGCAAAACAAAATATGGAGTTGATTTAGACCGTGAAGATTTAAGCGTTTTAGAGTGGATTGAACACGCTAAACAAGAACACATGGATGCGATTTTATATTTAGAAAAATTGAAAAAAATCGTAGAGACCAAAGGTCTATAATATTTATAATAAAATACTAAAAATGGATAAAGAAACATTACGTATGCAAATGCTTTCAGGTGTAATCACTGAAAGTCAATATAAAGAAAAAGTTGAAAAACTGGCTGAGGGTGCATTTGATAACCCTAATGCTCCTAAAATAGCAGAACCTCAAAAAGGTGGATCTTTACAGTTAAAAAATGCTGCTATGAAGATTTATTCTTACATTAAGAAAAACGGATTCACTCCTTATTTAATGGTAGATGGGAAAAATATTGGAGATAGAATGAACCATGATTTTGCCATTCAAGTTCAAGGTGCTGGAGGAACTGGAGCTTCATCTAGTTTAGCAGCTGATGGTCTATTAACCATTTCAGGTAACCGAAATAAAACTAACCCACAAGTAATGGAAAAACTACAAAATGATATTATTCATGACTTTCCATTTCTTGAAAAACATTATCAATCTAATCCTAATGGTTTAATTATTAAACTTAAGGTTGATCCTAAAGCAAATGTTTCTGAAGAATTAGATGAAAAAGATTCACTTAACGAACACTACGTTGCAGGAGGAATTGTTGGAATTGGAGCTATCAACCAAATCCCATCTCGCGCTAAAGCAGATTACGAAGATGCTTTTGAATATTTCTTAAGTCAAAAATATAGCTTAAATGAAATGGAAGATGATATGCCTGAAGCACCATCACATGAAGAAACAGATGCTGCTCAAGTATACGAAGAAGAAGTAGAAGAAGGTAATTTAGGCCACAATGAAATTGCTTCTCTTACCCCAGAAGGTCGTTTTTGGATTGTTTCTTGGAGAGGAATGGACGGAGATAAAGAAAAAGTATTTACAGACGAAGATGAAGCTAGAGCATTCATGAATACTTTAGAAGAAGGCAAAGAAGTAGAAGAACCAACCAACTACTAAAATGAACCAAAGAGACACAATCACATTAGACGTTCCTCTATTTATTCGTTTACTCGAATATGCTAGAGAAGATGCTCAAACCGACATGGACTTACACAACGTGTCAGAAAATGCAATCGGTTTAGCACTTTCAGGAAAAACGTTAACAATGAAAGACTACAACATGATTGTTGGTTCCCCTGAAGACATTGAAGAAATTAAAATGCTCCAAATACGAGCTGGAATTATCAAATAAAATAAAATGACACAAGAACAACTTCGTATGCAAATGTTAGCTGGCATAATCACAGAAAGTGAATATAAAGCTAAATTAGATGAAAAATATGGAGAAAACTATGATTTAACAGTTGGTGATAGTTTTACTGTAGAATACACACCTGAAGAAGAAGGATGCATTCCAAGAGGGTATGAAGATGTAAAAGTAGGAGATAAACTTACCCTTACAAAACAACGAAGCAATATCCAATCAATACTATTTGACACAGACTGGCCCACATCAAACCCAAACAATGAAGCTTCTTATGGTTTAACCACAGATGAGCTAGACATGTTTAGAGGTAAAAAGAAATGCTACGGACAAGGGTCACTTTTTAAATAAAATAGAATGGCTAAAGCAAGAAAAGAAGGGAAACCAAAACGCAATAGAGGCAATTTAGTAAAGCGTCTTAAAGTGATTGAACACAACGAGAAGATTCTAAACGAATATAAAAAGACGGCTTAGGACCGTTTGCTAGTTATAGCAAGAGAATGTTTTAATCGCAACCAAAAACATTTTCAAAAAAAACAGAAGAGCTTGCCTAACCGCAAGCTTTTTTTTATCTTTAGGTAATGAAAAAAAAGTTACCTTCCATATTAAAGGAAATAAAAACTAAAGTTTTACCACAAATAGACTACGCAACACAAAAGTCTATTTCATATTCCCAAATGTCTATGTTCAATGAGTGCCCTAAAAAATGGTCACTACAATATAGAGAAGGTCACAAACAATTTACTTCTTCAATTCACACTGTTTTTGGAACTGCACTACATGAAGTACTCCAACATTATCTTACAGTAATGTACGAACAAAGCGGAGCAGAAGCAGACCGCATTAACACAGCTGAAATGCTCGAAGAAAAACTCCGTGAAGAATACAAAAAACAATATCAAGCAAACAACAACCAACACTTTGTTACCCCAGACGAACTTAGAGAATTCTATGACGATGGAGTAGAAATCATAAGAGAAATAGCAAAAGAAAGAGGTAAACACTTTAGCAAACGAGGATGGTATTTAGTTGGATGTGAAGTACCTCTTATATTGACTCCAAATCCAAAACTACAAAACATAATGTTTCAAGGGTTTTTAGATGTTGTTCTATACCACGAACCAACCAATACATTTAAAATCATAGACATCAAAACAAGCAGACAAGGTTGGAGTAAAAAAGAAAAATCAAACGAACAAAAACAATTTCAACTTATCTTATACAAAAAATACTATTCGGAACTATACAACGTACCAATAGAAAATGTAGAGGTAGAATTTATGATTGTAAAACGCAAAATATTTGAAAGCGAACAATTTACAATCAAACGTGTACAATGGTACAAACCGGCTTCGGGTAAAGTAAAATTGAATAAAGTAACGAAATCAATTGAAGAATTTATAGAACAGGCGTTTGATCGAAACGGTTTTAAACAAGTTGAACATCAACCAAAAGTAAATGATAATTGCAAGTGGTGTCCATTTCACAAGACTCATTTATGTTCTGCGACCTACTAATATACTACCATATGTATATACGATAATATTAAATTAAAAACATATGAGTGATAAAAATCAACAGTTAACAAGCGTCAAACTAGACAAAGATCTGTTTGAACAATTTAAAGTAGAGTGTATTAAACGTAAATTTTCTTTTCAAAAACTAAGTGAACGAGCAGTTCACCTTTATTTAACAGATGAAAACTTTAGAAAACAAATCCACAACCATAATAATCTAAGCTTTGAAAGCGAAGAATAAATTTGTACATTAAACCAAAATAAATAAAGTTACATGAATTCAAGTTTTAAGTATCTACCGCAGAATGAGCGGAAAAAAATCATGCTAATTTGTGATGACATTCGAGTACACTCCGGTGTAGCAACAGTAGCACGCGAATTAGTTTTAAACACAGCCCAACATTTCAATTGGGTTAACATTGCGGGAGCAATAAATCACCCCGAAAAAGGAAAACGATTTGATATTTCCACCGACACTAATACAAACACAGGTTTGACAGATGCTTCTGTTTTTCTATATCCTGTTGACGGTTATGGAAACCCAGATTTAATCCGCCAGTTGATTCAAATTGAAAAACCAGATGCAATCATGTTAATTACCGATCCAAGGTATTTTGAATGGTTGTTTATGATTGAAAATGAGATTAGACAAGAAATGCCAATCATTTATTTGAACATCTGGGATGATTATCCGGCACCGTTGTACAATAAAGCATTTTACGAGTCGTGTGATGCATTGTTAGCAATTTCAAAACAAACAAAATTAATTAATGAGCTTGTTTTAGGTGAAAAAGCTAAAAACAAAGTGATTCACTATGTTCCTCATGGATTAAACCATGAAATGTATTATCCGATTGAAAAAGAGGGTGAATTAAAAGAACTTAAAGAATTTAAAAATCAAATTTTTGGAAACGATGAAAAGGATTTTGTAGTGTTTTTTAATTCAAGAAACATTAGACGTAAGCAAATTCCGGATACAATGTTAGCTTTTAGGTTATTTTTAGATACGCTGCCAAAAGAAAAAGCAGATAAATGTGCTATGATAATGCACACCGAAATTGTAAGCGAACATGGAACAGATTTAGAAGCAGTTAGAAAAGTATTGTTTTCAAAATATCCTAAAGCAATTTATTTTTCAACAAACAAGTTAGACAACAAACAGTTAAACCAACTTTATAACATTGCAGATGCTCAAATTTTATTGACATCAAATGAAGGTTGGGGATTGTCGTTAACAGAAGCAATTTTAGCAGGAACTGTAATTATAGCAAACGTAACAGGTGGAATGCAAGATCAAATGCGTTTTGAAGATGAATATGGAAATTGGTTTACACCAACTCCTAAAATTCCTTCAAACCACACTGGCCGTTACAAAAACCATGGTTCATGGGCGTTTCCGGTTTATCCAACAAACCGATCAATTCAAGGTTCACCTAAAACACCTTATATTTGGGATGACAGATGTAATGCTGAAGATGCAGCAGCACGAATTTCTGAAGTGTATGCTCTAGGTAGAGAAACAAGAAAAGATCTTGGTAAAGTAGGAAGACATTGGGCTGTAAATGAAGCAGGATTAACAGCAGAGCATATGGGGGTTAGAGCAATTCACGCGATAGATAAATTATTTGACACGTGGATTCCGCGAGAAAAATATGAGCTAATCAACGTTAATGAAATTAAAGAAGACACAATTGATCACGAATTTGTATATTAAGAAACCATGAGTAAACCAGTATTTGTAATAAGTTGCCCCATTGACACATATTCAGGATATGGAGCACGTTCTCGCGATATCGTTAAAGCGATTATTGAACTAGATAAATATGATGTAAAAATCTTACCTCAACGATGGGGAAGCACCCCATTTGGATTTATCAAAAACAATCCAGAATGGGAATTTTTAGCAAAACATTTATTAAACCAACCCCAATTACCATCACAACCTGAAATTTGGATGCAAATTACAGTTCCAAATGAATTCCAACCAGTAGGAAAATACAACATTGGATGTACAGCTGGAATTGAAACAACAGTAGCACCAGCTGAATGGATTGAAGGTTGTGGTCGTATGAATTTGATTTTAGGTTCTTCTGAACATACTATTAAAGTACTTAAAGAAAGTAAATTTGAAAAACGAGATCAACAAACAAACCAAACAGTAGGAGTTATTGAATGGAAAGGTGATAGTGAAGTAATTTTTGAAGGTGCCAATATTGAAACCTATAAACCAGTAAAATCAACATTTAATTTATCTAATGTAAAAGAAGAATTTGCTTATTTGTTTGTAGGGCATTGGATGCAAGGTAATTTAGGTGAAGATAGAAAAAATGTAGGATTGCTAGTAAAAGCGTTTTATGAAACGTTTAAAAATAAATCTAAAAAACCTGCTTTGATTTTAAAAACATCTACTGTAGGATCTTCTTACATGGATAGAGATGAATTAATCAAACGTATTAAAGCTATTAAAGCAACAGTAAAATCAACTAACCTACCAAACATTTATTTGTTACATGGTGAATTTACTGATGTTGAAATGAACGAAATTTATAATCATCCTAAAGTTAAAGCAATGGTTAATTTAACTAAAGGAGAAGGTTTTGGTCGTCCATTACTTGAATTTTCACTTGTAAACAAACCGATTATTACAACAAATTGGAGTGGTCATGTTGACTATTTAAATCCTGAATTTGTTACACTTTTACCAGGCCAAATGACTAAAGTACATCCTTCAGCAGCAAACAATATGTTGATGCAAGAAGCAGAGTGGTTTAGTGTAGATACAGGTCATGTAGGAAGCTATTTAAGAGATGTATTTGAAAACTATAAAGGATATGCTGAAAAAGCAAAACGACAAGGTTTTCAATCACGTAACAAATTTTCATTTGAAGCAATGAAAGAAAAATTAGGTAAATTATTTGAAAATAAAATACCTGAGTTTCCAAAACAGGTTCAATTGCAATTACCCAAGTTGAAAAAAATTGAATTACCAAAACTTAAAAAAGTAGAAGCCTAATGCAACACGAAGAAATAATTAACTGCCCCAAATCAGGAGGTGACTTGTGCTATAAAGTACAAGTTGCCCCTGAAGTATACAATTACATGAGTTTATCTTGTGGATTTTGGACAAACTCGTTTATGACCGAAGACCATGAGTTTTATAAACAACAAATGGAAACGTTACCTGAATTGTACAAGGATTTAGCTTGGACCGATCCTGAAACAGGTTTAATTTGGCTTCCAAATACTATCAACAACCAAGAACAAGGTATGATATTTGCAAATGGCCCAGATATTTCAAGTTGGGGATGGGCTGCTGTTAAAGCAATTGAAATCCCTGAAGAAGACAGAGAAAAACACCCTATCCCAGGTAAACCAGGAGAATTTATGAAATATAAGATGGATATGAAAAACATGAAAATGTTTAAAGAGCGTGATTATATTGAAGCCCTTTCTTATATTGGAATATTACCTGAATAGAGATTTATGAAAATTAGTTATGCAATCACAGTCTGTAACGAATTTATTGAAATTCAACGTTTAGTGAACTTTTTGCTTCAACACAAACGTGTACAAGACAACATAGTGATTTTATTTGATGAAGCAAATGGTGACCCCGAAGTGGAGAATTTTCTTCGCACCCACTCCATAAATGGAGAGTTTTCATGGCATAAAGGAAAATTTGATCGCCACTTTGCAGACTGGAAAAACAAATTAACCAGTTTTTGTAATGGCGATTATATTTTCCAAATTGATGCAGATGAAATTCCAAACGAAAATCTGATTGATGTTTTACCTGATGTATTAGAAGAAAATGATGAAATTGATGTTTTTCTAGTTCCTCGAGTAAACACAGTAGAAGGTTTAACTCCCGAACACATTGCAAAATGGGGATGGAGAGTAAACGATGCTGGTTGGGTTAACTGGCCTGATTATCAATGGCGTATTTGGAAGAACAAGCCGGAAATTGTATGGGTAAATAAAGTACACGAGCGTCTATATGGATTTAAAACATACACATCTATACCAGATGTAGAAGATTTTGCTTTATATCATCCAAAAACAATTGAACGACAAGAAAAACAAAATAATTTATATGATACAATCTAACCCTTTAACATTTTGTATTTCAACATACAATAACCTTCCTTATCTTAAATTAGCTATTAAATCTGTTAGAAAAAATAGCTATTATAAAGATGCTCCGTTTATAATACATGCTGAAAATTGTACTGATGGGACAAATGAATGGTTATTTGAAAATAGTTACAAATATAATTTAACTTTGCTTGTTGAACCTGAGAATGTTCAAGTTAGAGGTATTGGAGGTGGAATGAATATATGTGCTGAACATGTTAAAACAGAATACATTATGTTTTTACATTCAGATTTTTATGTAACTAAAAACTGGGATAAAGCACTAATGGATATACATGAAAAATACTCAAATGAAAAACTTTGGGTAAATTCACATCGTGTAGAACCAAACATGTTTAATAACCCATCCCAAAGACCAGGTACTGTAATTGTCCCTCCTAATATGTTTGGAGCATACTATCATGATTTTGACGCTGATTACTTTGAGGCATGGGCTGAAGATTTTATTAGAATAAACAAAGATATTGAAATTCCAAAAGGTGAAGGTGTATCTGGTTTAGTTAAAAAATCTGTTTGGGATGAAGTAGGGGGAAATGATCCACGGTTTGCTCCAACAAGTTGGGATGACATGGACTTATTTTTACGAATGCTTCAACACGGAGTAAGATTTATACTACCTACTTCTTCTTTAGTATGGCATTTTGGAGCTAGAGGAAGCCACAGATTAGAAGAAAATAATGGACACTCTTCAGAACGTCAAAGAAAAGCAGAAGCTGAAAATGCAAAAAAGTGGTTGGAAAAATGGGGAAAAATGCCTATATTTGATGAGTATGAAATGATAAAAGGAATAAATTAATGGAAGCAGTTATATTATACTCTACAAATGATTATAGATTTTTTGATACTTGTATATCAAACTTAATTAAATGTAATATACGATGTCATGTTGTTACATATTCTCATATGTGGAATGGCGATGAAGAAAATCATGAATTACTTAATAAAAGTATAAATAGTTTTAAAAACAATAATTTAGTTAACTTTTACAACATTGATTGGCATCCTAATGAATCTCCATGGTATTGGGAAGCAATGGGAAGATATTTAGTTACTCAAGAAATATCAAATGAATGTGAGTATATATTATATATTGATATTGATGAAATAGTTGATGTTGATAAATTCACCAAATGGATTCAATCAAAAGAATACCTAAACCATGATTGTATAAAAATAGCAGGATATTGGTACTGGAGAGAACCCATATACCAATCAGGCCCTGAATATAATACTGTTATGACTCGAGCTAGTATAGCAAAACAATTACATCTTGAACCTGGAGGGAGAGAAATTTATTTTAGATGCTCCCCTAAACAACACTATACTGATATTAATAATCCTGTTATAGATCACTATTCATGGGTACGTACTAAAGAACAAATGTTAAACAAAGTAAGTAATTGGGGGCATGCTGGAGATAGAGGGGATTGGAAATCTTTAGTTGAAGAAGAATTTAGCAGACCATTTAACGGGAAAACCTTTATAAATGATTATACATTTAAAACTGTAAAAAACAAATATAATCTTTAATATATGGCTAACGGAATTTATAAAATAACAGAAGATTTTGAAAAAGCACTCTCAGACTATACAGGAGCTCCTTATGTAATAACAGTAGACAATCAATCAAATGCTCTATTTTTAGCTTTAATGTATGAAAAGGTATGTGGTGAAGAAATTACAATACCATCTCGTACTTATCCATCTGTTCCATGTGAAATAATCCATGCTGGGGCAAAAGTTAAATTTAAATCTGTTAAAGGAAAAACATTAAAAGGAGCATACCAACTTGAACCCACCAACATTTGGGATTCAGCTTTATGCTTTACAGCTGATATGTACAAGCCAGGAACTCATATGTGCATTTCGTTTACTGGTCCATACAAACATTTTAAATTATCTAAAGGTGGAGCTATTTTAACTGATAATTATGAAGCTTATCTTTGGTTTAAAAGGGCAAGATATAGTGGAAGACGTGAATGTTCTTACCACGATGATCATTTTGACATGTTGGGATGGAATTTTTATATGATGCCCGAATTAGCTACTCGTGGGTTACTTCTTATGAATCAATTTTATAATGTAGATGGAACCCCTAAACACAATGAAGATTTAGAACTCCCATACCCAGACCTATCTAAGTTTGAAGTTTATACAAAAGCAAATAGGTCATGAAATTAGCTTTATATGGTTATGGAGGCCATGCTAGAGAGGTAGCAGCTCAAATAGGAGAAAAAGTTGAATTTTATGTTGACGATGAGTATACTAATGATGTAGCCAAACCAATATCTGAATTTAATCCTACCACTCACTATATGATGGTGGCCATCGGGGATAGTAAGAGTAGGTTTGATGTTGTTCAAAAGTTACCTAAAGAAACTATTTATTTTACCTATATTCATCCAACAGCCCTAATCCTAGATGACAATATTGAAATTGGAGAAGGTAGTTTTATTGGTGCATATAGTATTTTAACCACAAATATTAAATTAGGTAAACATACCCTACTTAACAGAGCAAACCACATAGGACATGATACAATAATAGGAGATTATTTCAGCGCTATGCCAGGAGCTATAGTATCAGGTAATGTAACAATATATGATTGTGTTTATGTAGGTACTAATTCATCAATTAAAGAAAAATTAAGTGTTCATAGTTCATCTACTATTGGAATGAACTCATGTGTTGTTAAAGATATTAACGAAACTGGGGTATATGTTGGTACTCCTGCTAAAAAAATAATTTAAATGAAAATTCATATATTTTATAGACACTATAATATAGAAGGTTCTGATTATAAAAATCGTCCAGAATGGTTTGATTTTGAAAAGTGTTTTATAAATCTTCTTAATACTATAGAAGGTAAAAATGTTGATCTCCATTTAATAATGGATGGAAACATTGAAAATAATTTTGTAAAAAAATACCAAGATAAATATACTTTACATACTATAGATGCAAAATCAGATCAAATATCTTTTTGGGAAACTTGGAAAATAGCTAAAGAAACTTTAATTGAAGAAAAAGATTTAATATATTTTTTAGAAAATGATTATTTGCATGTTGAAAATTGGGTAGAAAAAATAACTGAATTATTTTCAACATTTCAAGGATTAAATTATATTTCTTTATATGATCATAATGACAAGTATTTTTTACCAATGTATGATGATTTAGTTTCAAAAATATTTGTTTCAAGTACTCATCACTGGAGAACGACTCCTAGCACTTGTGGAAGTTTTGTTATTTCAAAACAAATGTTTGAAGAAGATTACAATGAACATACTACTATATCTGGAGATCATAATAAATTTTTATATTTAACCTCTAATAAAAATAGATTTGTACTAACCCCAATCCCAGGATTATCAACACATTGTATGGAAGGATTAATATCACCTACAATTAATTGGAAACAGATAAATAACTTAATATAAATGTTAATAGCAACACTTAATCACAATCTTCCTCAATGGACAGATAATTTAGTAAACCAATTAAAACGAGACCCATTATTTTCACAATGTGAATTAATGGTAGTAGACAATGGTTCAAAAGAATCTTTAGCTCAATCAACAACACACCAATTAGAAGAAAATATATTTTTTGGAGGTGGTTTTAATGTTGTTCTAGATTATTTTCTTTCAACAGACCATGACTATTTATACTTTTTAAACAATGATTTGGTATTTCACGGCCCTTCATTCTTAACTACTTCATTACGTGAAGCAAAAGAATCAGATGCTGCTGTTTATTCCCCATCAGTTATAAATGCTTCAATGGAACAATGTCATTGGAAACAAATGTGGAATTGGGGGAAAGGTTTACGTAAAGTAAAATGGATTGACTTTCAGTGCCCTTTACTCAGACGAGATATTCTAGAAAAAATTAAACACTTCCCTGACGAATTGGTTTATGGATGGGGATTAGATTTTTATGCTGGGTGTATTTCAGAGCAAGAAGGATTAAATACTATAGTATCTGATACAAATACTATAGCTCATATGAATTCTTTAACATTTAAAGAAAATAAAATCGATATCGGAGTAAGTGAATTTTGCCAAAAAGCAGATCAAAATATGCATCAGTATTTTTGGAAATCTGAACTTAATTCATTATATTTAAACTTAAGACAATATGGAGAAAATTATGACATTAAATGAATTAGCTACCAAATACAAAACAGATAAAGCCCCAGATGGGCACATGTATACTGATAGGTATAGTTTATATTTGGAACAATATAGAGATATAGAATTTAATTTGCTAGAAATTGGGGTGTTTGATGGAGCATCTGTTAAAATGTGGAAAGAATACTTTCCTAAAGCAAATATTGTTGCTTTAGATATTGACCCTAGATGTAAACAATATGAAGAAGAAAGAATTGATATTCATATTGGGGATCAAACCGATAAAAAGTTTTTAAATGATGTCTTTAATCAATATGGTCATTTTGAAGTAATTTTAGATGATGGAGGACATTCTTGGAAGCAACAAATTGTATCTTTTGAAACCCTATTTCCTCGGTTAACTCCTGGTGGTCTATATTTTGTAGAAGATATGCATACTTCTTATAGACCTCAAAGTGTATGGGATGATTACCATATTACAGGAATGAATTATTTTAAAAATTTAGCAGATTCAATAAACTTAAATGGAAAAAGTTTTTGTGGGTATAAAGAAATAAATGGCCAGTATTTAGATTACTATGAAAGAAACGTAGATTATATTCATTTTTATAAAAGCATATTAGTAATATCTAAAAAAGAAAATAGTTTATGATAGCATGTAATTTTCATGGTCGTTTAGGAAACAATTTATTCCAAATAGCAACTTTAATATCTTTATCTAAAAAGTTAAATGTAGATTTTATTTTACCTGAATTTACTCATGCTGGGCATAGAGGTGATATTTCTGTAGATTTAAGTATGTTTAAATATTCATTTAATAGAGGAGAATTCACTGCTGAATTTGAACATAATGAAAAGTCTTTTGAATACTGTGATATTGAGCCAAAAGATAATTTAAAAATAAGTGGTTTTTTTCAATCATGGGAATATTTTGAAGATGTAAAAGAACTTTTATTAACTGAATATTTTACCCCTTCAGATGATGTTACACAATCATTATCTAAATATAACATATCTAAAAATAGTTTAGGAATTAGTGTTAGACGTGGTGACTATTTAATGTTACAACATAACCACTGTGTATTAGATATCCCATATTACCAAGAAGTCCTTAATACCCATTTTCAAAACAACATTGATCAAGTATTTATCTTTTCAGATGATTTAGAATGGTGTAAATCTGTTTTTGGTCCTGAGGTAAATTATGTTCAAGATTCTATTGGAACTCAATTATTTTTAATGAGTAAAATGAAACACCTAATACTATCTAATAGTACATTTGCGTGGTGGGGAGCATATTTAAACCAAAATAATGGAATTATAGTTACCCCTAACCCATGGTTTGGACCAAGTAATGCTAATATAGATACTAAAGGATTATATTATAAAGATTGGATAATTCAAAATCATACCATAGTTTCACACGATTATCATTTAACCCCAAATATGTTTAATTAATTATGAGCAATAAAACATCCGTATTCACCAGTTTATACCATGAAGGAGACACCCCATCAGATCATATCCGACGAGGCGAATTTTATGAAGAAGATATTTTTATTAAATTTAAATCATTGATCCCTAATCAAGGTACATTTCTAGATATTGGAGCTAATATTGGTAATCATTCAGTAATGTTCAATTACTATTACCCAGAAAGACCAATTTTTTCTATAGAAGGTAATCCATTTAATTATTCAAAATTAGCAACTAATGTAATGACTATTAATAATATTACTCCAATATCATGTTGTGTTGGGGAAGCAATGGAATTAGTAGAATTTGTACATTTTGCCCCAAGCCCAGGCTGCAGTAGATTAGCAAAATATTATGGGGACAATGAAGGTGAAGATACTATGTGTGGGACCCATATTAGTTCTTTACCAAAAATTTATACAATTACCCAACCATTAGATATCTTTAATTTTGAAAATATTAGTTTTATCAAAATAGACGTAGAAAACCATGAGTTATCGGTGTTTAAAGGTGCATATGAATTAATCAAAATAAATAAACCTATAATATGGGTTGAAGATTTCATATATAGTAAAGATAGAGAAAATAGCGGAACTCAGTTTTTAATCAATGAGTTTGGATATAAAATAGCAATGCAAGATATTGATGATAATTACCTTTTAATTTGTGAATAATGTATATATTATATCAAATGCATGTTACATGGTTTGAAACTGAGATGGCATTAGAAACTATTCAATCTATTAAAGAAGCCCTAAAATACACAAATCTACCAGTTAAAATTAAATTATGTTTTAATAAACAAACTCATTTTGATACTCCAATTAATAAAAGTATTGATGATATGTTTATTGAATTACTAGAAGATGATTTAGTTAAGCAATCTGAAATAACATGGAAAACTAATGAAGATACATTTTATAATGTAGGAGATTGGAGAAGAGAATGTTACGACCCTGACAACATTACAGTTTGGGGGGAATCGGACTGTTTAGTTCCCATTACATATTTTGGGTATATTGAAAGCATATTTGCATCTGCACAAAATTATCCGTTTATTGTTACTATTAAACAAAAGAAAATGTGGGATGAATCATGGACTCAAACAGAACATGAAGCTTTTCAGAATCTTAGTTTAGAACAAGTTCGCGCAATTAACAATAAATTTGTTACTGGAGAAGGAACATTATCTTTAAATGAATTAAATATATTTAATGAATCATTTGAGAACATGCATGAAATTAAACAATCATCATATTATAAAGGAGATGGAGCTTTAGTATGCCTTAGTCCAAAAATGCCTACTCCTTTTATTGATCCTGAATTACATATGTGTGGAGAAGATTCATATTTCTTTATGTATTGTGAAATTAAAAAAATCCCATTATATAATATATCATATTATTTAAAAGGTCATAATACAGGCCATCCTAAAAAACGAACTAACCACACTAGAGATAAAGAATCTTATGAAAAGTTTAATAAGTTTGATCAAAGTATGAGAGTAGTTGCATCTAATAGCTTAAGAAAATTATTATGATAGTAACAGCATGTCCTTTAAGAATATCTTTAGTTGGAGGTTCAACTGATCATCCTAAATTTTTAGAAAAATATGGAACTGGGTCTGTAATTAGTTTTGCTTCAAATTTACACACATATATTACATTACATCAAGATATATTTGGAGCCACTTCATTAGACAAAAAATATATTATTAATTATTCTAAAAGAGAATCAGTAAATAATATTGATCAAATTGAAAATGAATTAATTCGTAACTGTTTTAAACACCTTAATGTTGAGCATCTTAATTGCTTTATGACCTCTGATGTATTTTCAGCAGGTTCTGGATTAGCATCTTCCTCAGCATATTTGTTAGCTTTAATTAAATCAATATATGCACTTCGTAACGATTGTATTACAGAATTTGAAATTTGTAAATTAGCAGAAAAAATAGAAAAAACTTTTAATCCTTTAGTTGGCCAACAAGATTTTTATGGTAGCATGGGCGGATTAAAAAAAATTAAATTTTATCAGACCCAAGATCCTGAAATTAGATACTTAAGCACTAATATATTTAACCAGATGGATATGTATCTGATATACACTGGGGTATTAAGAAGTTCAACAGATATCCTAAAAAGTATAGATGTTACTAAATCAGTTACATTGCTTGAGGATGTAAAAGATCTTGAAATAGCAATTCAACAGAATGATATTAATAGTTTTAATTCTGTAATTTCTCGTACTTGGGAAAATAAAAAACAAACATCTCCTTATATATGTGAAAATTTGAATTTAGTTGAACTAGACAAAAAAATAGCTTCCGATAAACATATATTATCCCATAAATTATTAGGTGCAGGCAATGGAGGTTATTTTCTTATTTTTACTCAAAAAGGATTAGGAAATTATATTTCTTCTTCATATAATAATTCTCAACAAATCCATATTTCAGAACATGGGTTAAAAACCATAAACTTATATGAATATTAAAGAATATAAAAAATGTTTTGAAGAATTAGATCAAAACAAATTAAACCATTTAAAACAAATTATTGATAGTTTTCAAGATATTATAATTTTAGGTAATGGAGGTAGTAACGCTATTAGTTGTCATTTAGCTGAGGATTATACTAAAGCATTAAAAAAAACAGCTATTTGCTTTGGAGATTCAGCCCGTTTAAGTTGTTATGCTAATGACTATGGGTGGGAAAATGCTTATACTGAATTTATAAAACACTTCTCTAATCCTAAAACTTTAGTTATCCTAATATCCTCCTCAGGTAATTCTAAAAATATTCTTAATGTGGCAGAATATTGTGTAACCAACGGAATATCCATAATAACCTTATCAGGATTTAATGAAAATAACAAATTAAAAAATAATTATGAATCAAAATCCCAACTCCATTTTTGGGTAAATAGTCAAGATTATGGCATAGTAGAATGCCTTCACGAATTAATCCTCCACTCAGTAATATGAAAAAAATAACATTTTGCATCCCTAGTAAATCAAATTTACGCTACCTTAAAACTTGTATTCCCTCAATTCGAGAAAATGCATCTCGAAACGACCATGAAATTATAGTATTTGTTGATTCAGATGAAGATGGAACTGTTGAATGGTTAGAACAAGTAAAAGACGAGTATAGTTTAAAATATTTTGTTAATCCAAATTTAGGTGAAAGTCTATTTGGTATTGGTAAAGCATATGATTATTGTATTGAACATTCCACTACAGATATCTTCATGATATTTCATGCTGATATGATGTTAGGTAAAGATGCTGATTTAAAGGCATTTCAACACCTTAAACCACAAACAGTAGTGTGTGCAACTCGTGTTGAACCACCTTTGCATCCAAATAATGGAGAAAAAATCTTACTTGATTTTGGAATGTGGCCTGAGGAATTTAAAAAAGAAGAATTTAATCAATATGTAGAGGAACACCTTGAAGATGATAAAGTAACTTATGGTATATTTGCTCCTTGGATGATGTATAAAGAAGATTTTATAGCATTAGGTGGACATGACCCAATTTTACACTCATGCAGAGAAGATTCTGATGTATTTAACCGAATGCACTTAGCTGGATATAAATTTATTCAACCTTGGAACTCATTAGTTTATCATTTAACAGGTAGAGGAGCAGGAAGTTTTGATGGTGACCCAGAACGACATGCAAAGTGGAAAGCAGACATGGATCGTTCAACCTTAGAATTTATTCGTAAATGGGGTTCAAACGTAAATCATACTGCATTAATGGAACCAATTGTTTCACCAAAATATAATGTTGCGTATGTAGTTAAAAATTGTCCTGGGCAATTATTAGGGGTATTAGAACCTTGGTGTGATCGAATTTATATTGAAATTCAAGATGTAGTTGATATTTACATTGACAGAGAACAAGAAAACACCTCATTTGATTTAACAAAACGAGTATTTACCTTAGCAAACAACACCCCAGAATGGGAAAATGACATAGTTATTGAATTTGATGCAAATCAACTTAACCAACAAAATTTTCAATTATTAAATCAAATACCTAGTATTATAAAAGAAAGTGGTGAAGAAGGAGAATTTGAAATTGACATATTTAAAGTTGTAATAAGTCATATGGAAGAATATCAAAATAATCTAATTAAAATATGAGTAAAATAGTAGTAACAGGAGGATTAGGATTTATAGGTTCACATTTTATAAATTATTTAAACGAAAATACAGACCATGAAGTATTGATAGTAGATAAATTAACTTATGCAGCAAATAAAAATAATATAAAACAACCAACTCCAATTATTGAAAAAGATATTTGTGATATAACTGCTGAAGATTTAGGTGAATATGACTATATAGTTCATTTTGCTGCTGAATCTCATGTTGATAATTCAATCAAAAACGGTTTACCGTTTGTTAGATCAAATGTTGAAGGTACTTACAACATGATAGAAGTAGCTCGTAAAAACCCTAACTTAAAAAAGTTTTTACACATTTCAACAGATGAAGTTTATGGCGATAGAGAAAATAGAGATGAATCAAATGAAGAAACCCCATTAGAAGCTAGCTCATATTACTCAGCTACAAAAACCGCTTCAGATTTATTAGTAATAGCAGCTGGGAGAACATATAATTTTCCATACTTAATTACTCGTACATGTAACAATTATGGCGAAAACCAACATAATGAAAAATTTGTTCCAAAAATTATCCATTCAATCAAAAACGGATTAGAAGTACCTGTTTATGGAGATGGTAAGCAAGTTAGAGAATGGATACATGCAGATGATAATGCAGTAGCTATTTACAAATTGCTTATGTCTGATAAAGTAAAAGAAATTTACAATATTGGGACTGGAGAAAGATATCAAAATGTTGAAATATTAAAAATAATTAGTGATCTTTTGGGAAAAGAAGTAAATTTTAAATATGTAGAAGATAGACTAGGTCACGATAGAAAATATGCTTTGGATTGTAGTAAATTTAAAAGTGAATTAGGTAAAATTCAAACAGTAAAATTTAAAGAGTGGCTATCAAATAATATCTAATATGAAACTATACGTATACTATAACAAATTAGATTCAACTCAAGAACCACAAGGTAAACTTGAAGCAATCAACTTGGAAGATGCTATTTTAATAGCATCCCATATCAAACAAATGAATATAGAAGATTTTTTAAATGTTTTTGAAATTAAAGAATATGAGCGAAGAAAAATTCAAAAATCTAAGTGATTTATTTGGCGCTAACTCTAAAGTAGAGGAAAGCCCTAAATCTGTAAAGAAAAAAGAAGAAGTATTTTTTACAGAACTGATGGAAAAATTATGTCAAATTGAAGCTGTAGGTGCAGTATTAAGTACTATAGGAATACGTGCTGACAAATACGATAACCCATTTTATATATCCATTAAAATGTTATTGCAGAAACATTATGGTGAAATAAAAACTGAAATTATTCTATGGTGGGTATTTGATAGTTTAACTCCTGATGGTGGAGTGTATCCACTAATGGATGAAAATGATGAAAAACACATTTTGAAAACAGCTCAACAGCTGTGGAAATTTTTAAAACGATATGATGGAAAGTAGAATATGCATTAAATGCCAACAAGAAATTAACCCACTAAGGGTTAAAGCATTGCCAAACACAAAAACTTGTGTTGATTGTTCAACAACAGGAGCAAAACGAGGAGTACCAATGATGTTTGGAGAAAAAGATCATACATGGACAGACATGATTATCATGGACCCAGAAGAATATGATCAATTTGAAAAATTAAACAAACAACAACCTACATTTGAAGTTTTAGACAAATCAGAAATGAATTCAGATGAAGACGATTTAGCTGATTGGGATACCACTTTAATGGATGGTTTAGAAGATCTATAACATGGCCCACCCAAAACCGATATCAAAAGAGGATTGTTTACGAGCAATGAAACAAACTCGCTCGGTTAAAGCAGCTGCTCGTTATTTAAATTGCTCTTACCAGCACCTCAAACCATTTATGAAAGCTTATAAGGATGAAGCTACAGGCATATCCTTGTTTGACCTACATAAAAACCAATCAGGTAAAGGTATTCCAAAATTTATGAGCAATTCTCCATTTGGGAAAAAAATGCCTGCAATTGAGGATATTGTTAACGGTAGAGAAGACCCATCTTCATTTTCTCCAGACAAACTGAAATTCAAGTTGGTTGAAGGTGGATATTTAATTGAACAATGTTATTGGTGTGGGTTTGATGAAAAACGAGAAGCAGATGGTAAAATACCTCTCATCATGTTCTTTAAAGATAGCAACAAACACAATTATAGGGATGGAAACTGTCAATTATCGTGCTATAATTGCTATTTTTTGCGCTTAGGAAACGTGTTTACTGAACGTGATATGGAGTCATTAGAAGGTCACCAAATGATTTATAAAACGACTGAAATGGTAGATTTTCAATTAGACGACTATCAACAAAAGCGCTTAAAAGAATTAGGTTTATGGGATGGAAAAGTTGATGATGACCCATATTCTCTAGTTTCTAGAAAAAAATAATATTTATAAGCGAGATGAAAAAGAAAAAACACAATAAAATAGTCAAAGACTACGACAAACAAAAAGAAAAACATCTTGAAAAGTTAGCTACAAAAATGTTGGAGAACGACGAAAAACTTAATAAATTAAAAGCAAAAAATATTAACCCAGATTTTTTAAATTTATTTTGACATGGCAACTGAGATTAGTGTA